TAGCGTAAAGCTCACGCTTCTCTTCGTCATCCATATTGGCAAGCTTAACGCCTAGGTGGACGCTTACAAGATTCTCGATCAGCTCACCCATATCACTTTCTAAAGGTATCACACCAATCTTATGCTCGGAGTTAAATACAAAGTGATATAGAAACTCGTTAACAACAGTTGTCTTACCAACAGAGGATGCAGCAACAATGTTAATGATTTCGCCAAAGGCAAAGCCACCATTCATCATGCGTTGTAACTCAACAGCAAAGTCAGGTAGAGGCAACTTAATCCAGTTAGCACGTTCCATCAAGGCTTCGTAAGTCTGGCTGCTACCTACAACACCAGCGGGTGTATACTTGCCTTTATTGTAAGCTGTCCAGAATGCCTGATAGAGTTCGTCCTCTAGGCCTGCCTTAACGTAGTCACAGGGGTCGTTTAGACGAAGCTCTGCAATGTGTGCTTGTCCCGGCTTAAGCACCTTAGCGGCCTTGTCAGCAGCCTTCTTGCCCGGTTCATCGTTATCCATCATAATAATTACGCAGTCGAACGAGGTAACCCAATCGTAATTCTCTTTGATCTGCTTATCTAGTGAAGGTTCGCCGGTAAGTGGTGACACAACAGCGGTGTCGTACTTTGGGTTTTTCTCCATCATCGTCTGCTTCATAGCCAGCGCATCTTCCTCACCACCTACAATGATAAGAAACTTACCACCCTTTTGATAAAGGTGTTGACCAAACATTTCATTCTTATTCTTTATGCTGCCGATAACAGAGAAGTGATGCTTATCGCTTTTAGGTACAGTGAGGTTACGTGTCTTGTAGCCTGTGATAACACCTTCCTCAGTCCCCGGATAGTATCGCTTAACTGACTTACCGGCTGTATCAAATTCTGTACGAACACCGTATAGCTCATTAACTGGAATCTTAAGCTTACGCTTACGCTCGCCACGACATTCGAGCTTTAAAATATCTTCTAATTTTTCTAACACAAGCTCATCAACCTCCGCTGGTTCGTTGTTAAAATCGCCACCATCAAAGTCCTCGCCGTAAAACTCGGCAACTAACTTGGGTGAAATATAGCCTTTGCCATCATCTCCGCAGGCAAAGCAATAACCATCTATGTATTCCTTACCTTTGTCGTCTACTTTCTTGTATAGACATACAGCATCTGAAGAGCCACACCCCTCGTGGGGGCATGGCAGATGTGTTTTAAAGGTTTGACCTTCCTGTTTTCTCATTTTTCTCCTTAGCTTCTAGCTCGGTTGCGAATAGTAGCAATATTATCAAACTCTGTCAAGCGACCATCCTTAAAAACTGTTCGCATTGCGTTAGCACCGCTGTAGATCGCAGACCAGTTGCTTTGATCTTTTAATACGAGGCGACCATCTGGGAACTGCGCTTGATCGTAGTCCAGCAATTCTCTGACCAATTTAGTTGTTATTTCCTTATTCATTTCTTCGTCCTTTTCATTCTAAGAATAACTCCGCTTGGTTGACTAGGTGTTCTTCTTCGGTGGCTCCGTGGTACTGATAACACCACACTTCGTCAATAGACTCCAGAAGAATTTTTACACCCTTCGTAAACATACCGTGAGTGACATACAATGTGATCTTAGCTGCGCCTTTCTCACGAAGCTTCTTAGCAAGACCTATAAAAGTCCCTCCACCATCGCATAGGTCATCTAAGATAACCACATCCTTGCCTGTGAGATCATCAGCATACACTTCAAAGCCTGACAATGCACCTGTCATTGTGTCACGAATCTTATCTGCACGAATGATAGGCTTTCCGAGCACTTGACCAGCCTTGCTAACTTTCTTATAAGCACCACCATCTGGTGATACGTAAGCGTCACACTCTGTAAAAGGCCCACCGTCTGCTGCAAAAACAATGTGATCCATCGTAATGATTTCTACGTTATCCAACAGTGCTTCGATAACATCGCTGTGAGGGTCTACAACGTACACTCTGTTAAACCCGCATGAGTTGATCAGACTAGCTATAACTTTCAAGCTGTGTGGCTCTCCGGTGTTGCATACGCGATCTTGCCTACCGTATGGAAAGTAGTTAATCAGTAGCACGAGGTTCCTGTAAAGTAGCCAAGGGCATCGCTTGACTGCATCAACAAGCAATAGCAAATCAATAAGATCATTGTCAGCTTCATAAACTAGAGAAATAGAGACCTGATCGAATACAAGACCGTCTGGTTGCTTTGTGCTTTCCAGACGCAGGTTTCTTTCTCCGCAAGGAAATCGACCAAACTCTACTGGGATTGTTCCGTGTTGCCCTTCGACACCTGTAGAAACACTTAATTTAATCATACTTTTCTCCTATGAACATTCGGATGCTGGCTTATCAAATCGAACCTTGATGAACCTAGGATGCCTGAACTTACCATTCTTTGTCAACCCCATACACTCGACTTCGATAACTTCTGGAAGTTCTTTAGTGAAGTCAACACGTTGCTGATCAGTCATTCCTGACACTTTTCCACGACTTGTGATAAGGGCTCCAATAAAACCAAAGTATTTTCCATTACCTGCGGTAGCACCTGTCACCACAACGTCATAATTTTCTCGTGGCTTTACCTTGTAAGATACTTCGCCCTGATAAATTACCAGACCTTCGTCGCCTCGCTTCAAAGCCTTCTGGAGCTGCTCTTCGACGTACTCTGCTGTTGGATTTTCAACCTCGAACAATACAAGTCGGCTATCCAGAGGTTGAATTGTAAAGGCTTGACAGTCTTGTAGTGGAACACCACCAGTTTGTCTGCGAACTGCACCCACGGTTTCTTCCCAGCTACCGAGGAAAATCTCTGCATCAACGATGTGACTTGAGATATTCTCTAGGTTATACAAAGGCTTATCTGCACGAGAGACAGGCTCACCTAATTGATTACGAAGCATCCTCACGCCGTCGAGCTTTCGTGTAAACAACCACGTCCCGGTTAATTTCTGAGACGTATAGAGTTTCGGTTTGATCATTATTTTCTCCCTTGGTCTGGATAGATTTTCATAGTTGGTCTGGACAGTTATTTAGGTCTGAGCAGCGAACTCTACAGTTAAGAGCTGGTGTTGTCAAGGTAAACGGCTAACTCTTTTCCGTGACCATCACTATAGCCATTGGCTAATCTGAATTCCTTCACGACCTGTGCAGCTTCTGATAGGTCTGTGAAGAGGCCTAGATGTTTTTTCTTTCCACAAAGCCAGACTTGTGCCGACCACTTACCCGTTGCCTTATTCCAACTAACACCTGTAACTCCGCTTGTGTTGTTGCTCTGCCTACTCTTATTCTTTGTATTTTCTTTGGCTGAGCTGGCATCTAAATTCTTCCAGCGGTTATCGAGAGATTTCCGATTTAAATGATCGACCTGATCTGGTAAAACCTCGCCCATCCAAATAAAAACTAGTCTGTGGGCCTTGTGAAGCTTTCCAAAAACACTTATTGTTAAACTCACAGAGCCTGTCACGCCTTTCTGCAGAGTACCTGCAACCTCCCCAGCGAAGCGAGCGTTCCACCTCTTAAAATCTTGTTCTCGATTAAACCAATGCCTCTCTCGAACCTTCCAGACAAATATACCAGTTTCCTGATCATAGTCAAGTAATTCTCTCAAAATTTCTGTAGTCAATTCCATCAATGTTCCTCCTTGAGTTTGTTTGCTGGCTTATGCTACCAGCATTTTATTGTGAAAGTCAAGCTAATAATAATTTTCAAATGCTGTTGACTTTTCCCCTCTAGTCAGCTAAACTGAAACACAAACAACCTTATAACAATTCTACAGAATACTTATATATATTAATATACATATAATTAAAGACTAAAATAACCTACAGAATTCTTATAAGTTATTTAGAGAAATGGCTACAGGACTTCTGTAGGGTATGGTAGCATAGCTTTTCACTTCTGTCAATGGTTGGTTTGTATTAAAATACTACTTGACTTGGTATCGGGTTGTGCCTACAATTGTGCCAATCCCAAGCAACTGAGGAAATTTTATGAGTTTACACGACGACATTATGAACATAAAAACACATGGTCACATAGAGACCTTGCCAGACCCTGTGCGAATTGCTTACAAGAATGGGCATAAGGTGGCTAGGCATGACGCTGCCGAGCTGTCAGCCAAGTACGAGAGTGCCTTGAATGAAGCCTGTAGTGCTCTTATGACCTTGTACCGTTACGACGATGTAGCTAAAAGAGCTATGGATAAAATTAACAACATAATATTGGGAGAATAAACTATGTATCGAATTAAGTATAACCTGTTCGATCTAGAGGATAACGTGCTAGCCTCTGGCGAAGTTGATGTCAGAAAAATTTTGGGGAAAATTGAACCCTTCGGCGTTAAAGGTACTGGCCAAGACTTTCATTATGAATCAGATGCTAAATCATTTGCAAAACATTTTGAAGCAGTGTACTATAAGGCCAAATCAGTTAAAGTAACTACAGAGGTGTACGAGATATGATTGAATTAGTTTACGTTCCTAACGCAAGAACCGAAGGTAGCTCCTCTAATCGGCTTTGTGGTTTAGCAGAGGATTACTCAAGGATAACTATGTCAGACTTTCAAGACTTCTACCAATACGCCTCACTAGATGCTCTGGAGAGTGGTTTGAGAAAACTAAACGAGGGTGGATTCCATCTTGTAGGTAGCCGAGGCTTCTGTTATCATTCAGGTAACATGGCAGACTTGGTAGCTGTTGTCAGAAAAAGCGGCATGGTCTTTCCTGTGAATTTCTTCACACGAGCGGGTGGCTTACGTCAACGTGTTATTGAACTATTGGAGGAAAGTTAATGTATTACTACGACCAAAGAGTTAAGCTGATCTGCGATGTTGGTGACGGGATTGATAGAATTCTTGCCGGTAGGTGGGGAAATGTTCACAGACTTTACAGTGATCTTAAGGCTGTCGATGTGAGATTCGACAATCGCAGAGGTGTCCATAAAATCCTACAAAAACATCTTGTAACTGCCGAGCACGAGGTTGAGTGCATGAGACAAAGATTGGGGTTTTCAGTGGAAGAAATTTCTAATAGCTCTACTATTCTTAAAGCCAGAGAGGAGGCTACCGAGCAGTCAGCAAAGATGGATTTTTCTAATAGACGGTTTCAGAATAGTAAACCTACTGAGGTTAAGTCACCTGAACTTCATCGTGCAGAAATGCTTGACAGCTACATGCTTGCTGTTGCAGAATGTGGTGGGTCTGCTGCAACCTTTGTTTCTAAAATTGAAACAATGACGGTGAAAGAAATGATTGACACACTGGCGCAGAACGGTGTAAGATTTACAACAGATCGCAAAGGCGTTCCAAAAACTTAACTCGGGATATATAAATTATGCAGGCAACTCAAAAAGGCTTTATTGATTTTGTAAACGATATTGAAAGTGATCAGGAGATTGAGCACACAAGTAATTGGGAAGGTTGCGCAGTTGGTGAATATCTTCTAAATCTGGATTCTAATGAAATTAGGTATGCGGATTACTTTGCAAACCAGCTTTTAAACCCCTTGTTAATGGAGTATTTAAACCAAAAAATTCCAGAAACATATGGCGATCTTCAGGAATTTATTAAAAATAACATTAAATAATTATTGACACAAACAACTCATTTAGGTAATCTAAGTGGGTCGAAACAAATAAACCAATGGAGAAACAAAATATGTTTTCAAGCAAGCCTAAGCAACCTCGTACAGTAGATCAGATTACTCAAAACCTACAGAAAATTGTTGACGAGCTTAGTGTTAGTGAGGCACAATACGAAGAACTTACACGCAGTAACCAAACAGAGATTGCAAAACGTCAGTTACAGAACGACGATATCTCATTTGAAGTTGAACGCAACCGCAAGGTATCTGCAAAACTTGCCGCACTATTTGGAGGTGAATAATCATGGGTAATAACCCCGACATCGAAGAAATGCTTAAGCTTCTTTCCGCTACGTTGGATGGTGTAAACGCAGGGAAACCTGCTGGTGTGTTTGAAAAAGAGTTCAAACAAATCGACTCTTACATTGCACTGTTTGATCTTGTTCTTGCAAAGTATGCGCCCATTCTGGTAGGCTACTTTGAGAAAGTATCTGACTATAGCCTGAATCGTGATATTGAAGCGATGAATAAGCTTCAAAATGAAACAGGTCTGTCGGCAAGCGAAGCAATGAATTACGTGCTGCAGCTAAAGACAATTCGTGTGGATGCTATGAAGAGCACCATTCAAATTAACGCGACTAAGTGATGGGTGACTTCCGTTCCATATACAAAGTGGGTGACAAGGTTCAGTTTGTAAAAAAAGTAACAACAGTTGGTGGTTCTACTTTTGAGGTTGGAGAGACAGCTACTGTTGTTTCGGTTTACCTATGTTATATCGAGATCAGAAGCAACAACAGACTATTGACAACCACTCTTCCACAGGAAAAAGTGGTTAAAATTCAACCAGTTAAAAACTTAGAGGAAAAAGCCATGAAAAAACTAGCCACAGGTGACCTTATTGTAGGCTCACAACTTGGAGATAATGGAGCTATCTCTATCTCAAATAGCCCATCAGTACACGACTCACGGGCGTCTGCTGAGAAGGAAGCCAAGCGATTGGCTGGTGTATTCCCAGAGAAAAGCTTCCTAGTTCTCCAAGTACAAGGGCGAGCAACCACTCAGAAAGTAATCTTCGAATAAAGTTGACAAGGTAACTTAGAAAGAGGTAAGATAAGTTCTCAGGTGATCGAGAGCTTATCTGAGAGGTCTTACAAGGCTACGTGGGTTTAGCAGCTATCGAAGCGTAGTGTGTGAGTCTAGATGCTAACTAGGCTTAGGTTGGGCAATTCCTGCCCTTGTGAGACTTCCCAGATAAGCAAGTAAGTTTGTTTCACAGCAAAAGAAAGCACAAACAATGCAAACTGAGGAGAAATAACTATGAGTGAACTAATTAAAGCAATGCAACTAAACAACGCAACAGGCCTGACAGCTAATGGTGCTATCACACATGCAACATCGCATAGCGATTGTGTAGACCTATTTGCAATTGTTGGTTCAAGTCGTGGTAAAGATATTATCCACTTGTTTGAAAAAGCAATCGAAGAAGATCAGGAAGTAGCTGTTCGTATCCTACAGTTTGCTCGTGATATTCGCGGTGGTGCTGGTGAGCGGCAGACCTTCCGAGACTTGTTTGCTTACCTTATTGAATACCGCTTGCATCTGGCAAAGCGTTTGCTTGTAAAGATTCCTGAGATTGGTCGCTGGGATGATGTTCTGGTAGCTATTGACACACCGTTGGAAGTTGAAGCAATCGAGTTGGTACGTGCTGGGCTGTCCTCAGAGAGCTCTTCTTCACTGGCAGCTAAGTGGATGCCTCGTCAAGGTAAAGCAGCCTACAAGCTACGTAAGGCCTTCTCAATGACGCCCAAAGGCTGGCGGAAGATGGTTGTTACTCTATCCAACACAGTAGAGCAGAAAATGTGTGCCAAGAAATGGCATGAGATTGAGTATAGTAAGCTTCCATCAAAAGCTGCGGCAAACTATCAGAATGCTTTCAAGCGCAATGACAAGAACCGTTACGATAAATACGTAGAGGGTTTGGAGGCAGGTACTGAAAAAATTAATGCCGGAGCTATCTTTCCTCAGGATGTTGTAATGTCAGCAAAGAAAGGCAACGATAAGGTAGCAACAGCTCAGTGGAAAGCCTTGCCAGATTACATGGAAGATACAACAGAGCGTATCTTGCCTTTAATTGACGTTTCTTACAGTATGCAATGCCCTGTAGGTGGCTCTACTTCCATGAATTGCATGGACGTAGCTGTAGCTCTTGGCCTGTACACTGCAGAGCGTATGGGTGGCATGTTTAAAGATCACTTTATTACATTCCACACTACCCCACAGCTTTTGAAAGTAGAGGGTAAAAGCCTTGTATCTCGTGTTCGGCACGTCGAAGCGTCTCGCTGGGGTGGTTCAACCAACTTTCAAGCGGCAATGAACTTAATTCTTACGGCGGCTATACAAAATAGCTTGACTCAAGAAGATATGCCGACTATGCTACTAGTTCTGTCAGACATGGAGTTCAACCAAGCAAGTTCAACTCGGACTAACTTTCGTGAAGTTAAAGAAAACTTCGAATTTGCTGGCTATAAGCCTCCAAAGATAGTATTCTGGAACTTGAATGGTCGTGAAGGTAACTCACCAGTAACAGTTCACGATGAAAACGTGGCAATGGTAAGCGGTTTCTCTCCTGCAGTTCTTAAGTCAGTTCTGTCAGGTAGGAATGTATCACCTATTGATGTAATGCTTGAAGCAGTGATGCTCCCACGTTACGACTTTTAACTTGACAAAGCCACTTGGAGAGATTCAGGTGGCTATTTTTAGGGGAAATTATGAGTAATGCAATCCGTCTTAACAAAGTCAACTGGCAAGACGACAAAACCAAGCGTGACGAGCGCAAAAACGACAGGAAATTCCGCGATGATCGAAAAAAACGTAGAAATAAGGGGAAGGAACGCGAAGAGTCTGCATGAATTTGTTTGTATGCACAATGTTGCGTTTGATGGGTTGCGTTTAGGGCAGCGGTTTGTTAATATATACATTCTGTCGCCTTGGCCGGAATTGTTCTATGAAAAGTGTGACGATAAGGCTTGTTGTATTATCGGGGATTACTTGCTAGATAATCAGTACAGTGACACTATGCCCGAACCCCTTAAAATTATGATTGTAAAATAGGGAGATTTGATTAGGAGAATCTAGGTGAAAAAAGAAATAACAACAGAATTGGTTAGAGAATTACTTAATTACGATAAAGATACAGGTTTGTTTACGTGGCGCAGTCGTGATAGAGATTGGTTTAAGAGTCAGCGGAGTTTTAATATATGGAACAACCGTTTCGCTGGGGTTATGGCAGGCAATGTGCGGAAAGATGTGACAGGTTATCCAGCCCTACGCATAAGCGTTCTTGGGAAGTCTTGGCAAGCTCACCGACTGGCTTTCCTTTGGATGGACGAGGCCTTACCTAAGCAAGTTGATCACCTAAATAGAGACTCTCTTGATAATCGCTGGAATAACCTAGCTGCTAGTTCGGCTAAAGAAAACATGAAGAATCTGAGTATGATGCGTAACAACACCAGCGGAGTTACTGGAGTTTCTTGGGACAAGTCAACAGGCAAGTGGAAGGCGGTTGTAAGTGTTGATGGTAAACGTAAACACCTAGGCTACTTTATAGCCCTAGGAGAAGCTACGCAGGTCGTAAAAACCTTCAAGGCAGCCTACGGTTATAGTGATGGCCACGGAGAGCAACTTGCAAAGTATTTAGAGAAATCTGTTGACAGTGCCATTCAAAACAGTTAATATTCTTACATCAACACAAAGGCAAGGAGATTTACTTATGATACTCGACACTACGCGAGAGAAGACAATCACCAATCTGGGTGGCTCACGGAAGTTCCAGATGAAATCCAGCGCCAAGGCTTTCCAAATTCTTTCATCTGGTATCTACGAGCGTAAAATTGAAGCGATTGTTCGTGAGCTCTCTTGTAATGCCTATGATAGCCATGTTGCTGCTGGTAAGAAGGACGTACCATTTAAGGTAAATTTACCAACAGGTCTTGACCCTAAGTTTTCAGTAGAAGACTTTGGCATTGGTTTGTCAGAAGAAGAAGTTTACAGTGTTTACACAACTTACTTCGAATCTACTAAGACTGACGACAACGATATGATTGGCGCTCTAGGCCTCGGTTCAAAGACTCCTTTCAGTTATACCGACAGCTTTACTATCACAGCACGTAAAGATGGTCAGGAATGTGTCTTCACAGCCTCTATCAGCGAGTCAGGTGAGCCTGAGGTGGTTAAGCTATACGGACGCCCTTGGGTTGGCTGTAATGGCGTGACAGTCACTGTAGACGTTGCCTCGGCTGATATCCGAGACTTCATTACTGCTGCTGAAAAAGTTTATGGTTGGTTTCAGGTTAAGCCTATCCTGAACAAGGTTATTGATTACGATATTTCAGAGGAAGTTCTTTCTAACATCAAAGACTTTGGGTATCACCTAGATTCTGGTTCTGGGGGCTACAGGAGCGCAGGCTGTAAGGTTGTTATGGGCAATGTTGCCTATTCAATAGTCTTGGATGATATTGCAAGTAAGACTGATCAAAGTATTAATGATTTTATTGCACAAATAGATGGAGTACGTCCCGGTATTTACTTTAGCGTTGACATTGGTGAAGCTGATGTAGCAGCCAGTCGTGAGACTCTTTCGCTAGATGATAGAACAAAAGCAAACCTACAAGCAAAGATTGGTATTATTCAAGCAGAATTTAAGGCGAGTACAATTGCTAAAGTTCGTAAGATGAACTCAGTTTTTGAAGCTTACTTCACTCTTACAAAGTTCGAGCAAAAACATGCGATAGATGAACCTATCAACGGTTACAGCCTTGCTGACCTAAAGAAACGTCCAGCAATCGACGTTGAAGAAGTTGACCATCTGGTTCATCCGGCGATCTATAACACGGTTACGGGCTACGATATAGCAATCCTAGGCGACTATGGTAAGTCATGGCGTGTACCACGCAGCAAGCGGGCAACAAGAGAATCATTCACCCACCTCGTCCATAAAGACAAAGTAACGCTGCAACACAGTGTTGTTGTAGTGATAAACGATTGCGAAAGAAAGCTAGGGATTAAGGATGCGATTGTAGCTAACAATGACTTGCCTAATAAGGTTATGGTTGTTCACGACAAGAATACAGCTCTAACTGCAGAACTTGAGAGTGCAATTTCTCACTTGACCTTTGGTTGCTACACAATTGTCTATACATCCAGCTTTTGGGATGGTAAGATGGCTGTTGGAAAGAAAAGCAGCGGTGGGTTGGCAGATGAAACTGTAAAGGCTCAGATTCTTTTGCAAGGTAAATTCTTTAACTACGTTAGGAAAGACTTTGTTGATGTAGACAAATCTCGCTGGGCTTATGCAAGATATGATGGCATGAGCGATATCACAATAGATGGTGAACTAATCATGCGCCACCAGCTTAACAGGATGCTAAAAGAGCTTGACTTGGATGGTATCGTAGCCTACAATGGCAACAATGAAGCAAAGGTCAAACGCATTATCGGTAATGACTTTGGTAAGCTTGTCAAAGAAAAGGGCAATAAGCGAGACCTAGAAATTCAATCAAATATTGACAAAGTTAAAGCAGCCTATTCTAGTGGTGTTGAGATACTGGAAGGTTACGAATCATTCAGTTCTGCGATACTGAACAAGGTTCCGACTCACCCAGAGTGCTCTAACTTTATCAAAGATGGGCTAGTTGTAACTAAAGAATCTCAGAAACCTATTGACTACCGGCTAGAATTGTTCAATAATACGCTTCGTCAGATTAGGAAAGAAAACGTAGTTTTGGCAACAGTTCTTAGAGACATGAGAGGATTTGATGCGGAAGCTATCGAAGATATTAAAGGCTATATGGCCTATCTTAAACAACGGAAGGGGAAATAAATTATGGCAGTAACTATGGTAAGCACAAGCGCAAAAGTGAAAATGTTCTTTGACAATACAATCGGTGACGTTACAAAGACAGAACTCGGCGGTCTTTATGGCGTAAGTCGAAAGACAGTTGCGCGTTCCATTAAAGAAGTGAGAGCCTTCTTAAATTCACTTAGCGTAGGCCAGACGTTGAACTATCAAGGCGGGAAAGTAGTTATCGACTATATTGAAGAAGATATTCGAGATGATATGCCGATTCGCATCCGGTCTGCTAACAGCATGCGCACTTGGGAAAATGACCTCGCAGATTTGATGGATAGCAATCCTGTCGTAGCTAAGGCAATTTCTACTGTTGAAGTAGTACCAACAAAACTGGTTGAAGGCCGCATCCCTGTAGGTAGTCAGGTGTTTATCGCAGAAAGTTCGCAGTTTTATTTAGGCACATCTTGGAACCCTAGAGGTGTTATCGGCACTGTTGAAGCAGATGATGGAGACTCTAACCTAGAATACGGTGTAGAGTGGTCTAATGGTCACAATAATACCTACAGCTTGCGAGACCTTGTTCTGGCTTCCGATGTAACAGAAAAGAAAGAAGACGAAGGTTCTGACTACTTTGTAGTTGCACCTCAGGATTCTATTACTATCATTAGGGTATGCAAAGAGTCCGGCGAAGTTGAGTCACGGAATATCAACAAGCATAGCACAGGCTTTTCAGACATTCGTGCCATGATTGTAGCAAGTCAAGACAAACCGACTTTGCAGGAAGCTTTTACCCTGATGGATATTAAGGGTGCTATCGAAGCATTCTCCATTGGTCGCGTCAAGGTAGACCCAGAAGGCGAGACAGTTGTGTTTGTTAAGAGTGATGGTAGTGAGCGTAAGGTTCCAGAAGACCTCGCTGCAGACATCATAGGAACCATTAAAGAGCATGGTCGGGATGAAAGCGAAAAGCTGGTTAAGTTTTTGGATGCTCTGATGGACAACAGCAGCTTTAAAGCTATTGAAGGCCTCTATCGCTTCATGAAGCACAACTGCATCGAGATCAACGAAGATGGTTCCATTCAAGCTTGGAAGGGTGTTATGGACAATATGTACAGCTCTCATGGCGGTTCTATTAAGTCCAGCCCAACCATTCAGGTAAATGAGAATGGTCAGGTTTATAACGGGGGCTTTGGTCTAGAGATTCGAGTTGATCGCTCCGAGGTAGATGATGATCCTGACTCAACTTGCTCACATGGATTACATGTTGGTAATAAGGACTACGCATCTTCATGGGCCTCTACGCTAATATCGGTTAGTGTTAAGCCGCAGGACGTTGTAGCAGTTCCTAAGGATTATTCGGGAGCAAAAATGAGGACTTGCGGTTACACACCTATCCGCAAAGAAGAGAAGTAAACTAACTAGAACCTGTCAGTTCATTCTGGCAGGTTTTTTCTTGACATAGAGGAGCTAAGCACGTATAGTCACTACATCAACACAAGGGAGGCATACTATGTTAGTTAAAATTATTGGTGCAGGTGGTTACATAGGTCTTGATGAAGTAGTAGGTAAGGTGGTTGATGCAACACCCGCCGGTAAGATATTAGGAAAAGACTTGATCGAAGCTGGTGCTACTTTTGGTTGCTTCGATGAACACTATTTTTACTTTTTTTGTGATTGCGAGTATATAATAGTAGAACACTAATAACCCACAAAGACAGGGAGAAACAATATGCTGGTTAAGATCGAGAAAACAGATTATATGGGAACTAAGAGAGTTGTTGGCGGCGTGGTCAATGCAACACTAACAGAAAACTTCGACTATATGATTACAAAGGAAGAGTTGGTGCGTGTAGGCGCAGATTGTGCGGCTTTAAGTGATGGAGCGTCTTACTGCTTTTGGGCATCCGAGGTCGAAGTTTACGATAAACATTCAAGTAACCTAGTAAAGGATGCTATCGAATACATAGAGGCTATTATTGAAACTGACTTAGGAGAGTTCTAGTATGCTAGTATACTTAAAGGATTCCGGTGGCTATACTTCTTTTGAGGGGATAGCGGGCAAGAAAGTCATAGCACAGTATGATGTTCATGGTGGTTTTGACGTGAGTGTTGTAGAGTTAAAGCGTGTATGTTCTAACCCAGAAGAGGTAGACCTCGATGCTTTTATAGACCGATCTGGCCTGCCAACAAGTCTTTTCTTTACAGAAGACGAGATAACTTTTGTTGAGAAAAAGTATACCAACTGCTCAGACTTAAGTGTTGGCAAAGGTTGGGAGGGTTGGTATGACCAAGCACACGTCAAAACCTCAAGCTTCAGATAAAGAAGTTTACAAGATGATTCCACATGGCCCTTTAATACTGCGGGCAGGAAAAAATTATTGCTTCTCTTGTGGACACGTCCTGCTAAATAATGTAGTATCTCGTTGGGCTACAGAGAAGGGATGTATGTACGATATCCACCCATCTTTTAAACGCATGATGAAAAAAGCTGGAGGTCAAAATAATGGACAACATTGAACGGGTTCCATTTGAGAATTTTCTTTCTGACTACCTCTCTATAGATAAAAAACACCTAGAAGCCTGCCGGTATCTTGACGAGTCTGGTGAATTTGGTTACGAAGGTTTGGATAAGTGGTACACAGGGAATGCAGACTCCTTAGCATCGCTTTCTTTTATTGGTTGGTTGAAGCGTGGTGAATCTATCGAAGAGGCTATGATATGAAACTCTGGTGTTTATTTAGGTCGCATAGGCGGCTTCTGAGAAAAGGTAAGGGTGGTTGTATTTGCCCTAAGTTTAGTGCAGAGCACATCGTAGAGAAACACTACGTTGATGATCTTAAAAACCGAAACTGGATAAACAAAGTCGCCGGAAAATAACCCGAGGTAAAAAATGAGTAACCTAATCTTGGCAATCCTACTAGTCGTGTTCTCAACCAGCTTACAGGCTCGCCAGTGTCCTGTGTTGGCTTCCGAGGGACTAACAGATAACCAGATAGGTGTAGTTTACAAAGCCTATCAGGCAGGCAAAGAGCATGATATGGCTTACTCACTTGCTGCGATTGCTTGGAAAGAGTCGTCAGCGGGTAAGTACATGATTAACCTGCAAGACCCAAGCGCGGGTGTCTTTCACATAACGATTAACAATGCTTTGGTCTACCTTAAGTGGAAAGACACCAATTTTAATCGCAACAGAGCTGCACAATTATTGATTCAAGACTTCCAATTAACAGCCGATTTTGCTATGATTAATTTACAGTTTTGGAAAGACCAACACGGCAATAATTGGAATAGGATATGGGCAAGTTACAACGCAGGTCATAGCTGGAAAAATGGCCGTAAATACGCAAAAGATATCGCCAGTAAAGTCAGAAAAATTAGATTATGTGGCTGGTGGATGTAGGGGGTTTTAAGCTATGATGTACGATGATGAATCAAAAGCTTATTGGGCTATAGAAGCTTGGCACATGGGTCGCTTGCAGGTGCTAGAGTTCTTTAATGAACGTATAAATTCAAATTACCAAATTAGAGTTACTAGGCGCTGTATAATAAAGGCAAGAACAATGGCATTAATCAGTGAAGATAGGGAGGGGATTGCAAAGCTATGAGCAAACTATTAGACTTCTTTCACGGTATCTTCTATATGGAGCAAGACCCTATGACACCTGAACAAAAAAGCTATTACGCGGCAGTTGATGCCAGAAATAACCTAATACACACCACACGACTTGCTATTGAGGATCGTGTCGAGAGGTTTTGCAGGGTATGTGACAGCATAACAGTAAATGACTTAGGTTTTGAACTGTTATCTGTTCATAACTATCCAAAAAGCTGGCAAGAAAGTGTTGTAAAAGGGTTGGAAAAGTTTGGATATAAGTGTACAATCAACTTTTACTACGAAAAAGGATTCCCACAGGCTCAACTTAAAGTGTCGTGGGCTTAAATTAAATAAATTTGGAGGTTTACTTATGTATTTTTTTGTGGGTTTAGCATTTTTTATTATTGGAGGACTTCTTAATATCTTCCAAGCAATTATCTCTGTAACTTCCGTAGAAACCTTGGGCGATATGCCGCCTGTCTTAGTTATGAAGATTATTACAATCTTTATGGGGCCGGTTGGCAGTATTTGGGGTTGGATTGACTTGTTTGCAGGTGTTGCATGAAGCAAACAGTTATAACGGTAGCGGGAATTCTTGTGTTGATACTCCTATTAACTATGACTATATCTGGTGAAGTATCCGCACAAGTAATTACAAAAGAACAAACAGAACGATGCGAGTTTGTTTCTAAGATGGCAGAGAGGATGATGGTTGTTAGGCAACACGGCGACACATTGGTTTACTTACTAGGTCTTATTGAAACAGAAGCCGTAAAGCAGGACGTAAGTGATAAAGAAAGAAGTCTCTTTACAGGTATCGCTATTGAAGCTTACAATGAAAATCGCTTTATGTCTGAGGGCTTTAAGAAAAGAGCTATAACAGACTTTGCAAGTAAGCATGAAGTAGCTTGTATAAATGAATTTTGGAGTAGTAAATAACATGGAACTTACTTACGTAGACTTAGTTAACCAATCAAATCCCGACTTTGTTATCCGGTGTCACACGGTGTTAAGTAAGGAGGATTTACTTAAACGGATATCAAGTGGTCGGCGTATTCTCCTAGGTACACACAATGGCGACACATTGGTTGTAACTAAAAATACTTATAATAATTTCTTATTTATTATAATTGCAGATAAAAATATACAACCAGCGGAGTAACTTATGGAAGACTTACAACAGCAGGCAATCAAACGTATAAAGTCAGGTGAGAGCTTATTTGTTACAGGCTCTGCTGGTGTTGGTAAGTCTTGGGTAATCGAACAAGTAACAGATAACCAAACAGTTGTATGTGCGCCCAGCGGAATTGCAGCACTTAATGTAGGCGGAATTACCTGTCACAGGCTATTTGGCTTACCTCTAGGTGTTGCAACAGAACGTGACTATGATACAGTTGGTAAGAGACCTAACACTATCTTTAGCGGGAAAGCTGTAAAAAGAATTATTATTGATGAAGCGGGAATGTTGAGAACAGATCAATTAGTTCTGATAAGCCGTAAGCTACAAAAGATAAAGAAAAATAAGCTACCTTTTGGTGGTTTACAGGTGGTACTTGTTGGTGACTTCTACCAGATCGAACCAATACTTAGACAGGATGAACAGGAATACTTTGAATATGATTCTAAGTTTTGTTTCTCAAGTAAGCTGTGGACTTTCCCTACGATAGAGCTAACAGAGGTTAAGAGGCAGACTAACAAGCGTCAAGTGTTAATGCTTAACTCTATTAGGCGTAAGGATAAATACTTTAGAAAGGCTCTTGAGTATATACAGAAAGAATGTAAGCCTTATGAACTTCATGAAAAGACTTTCCACTTGTGTTGTTATAATAAAGACGCTGACGCTATTAATGAAAAGTTCTACGCCAAAATAAAATCAGAAGAGCTGGAGTTTAAGGCAAGCTTTGGCCCTCTGTGGGGCTTTGACAGGCCTGTAGCAGAGCTTCTTAAGCTTAAGGTTGGCGCTAGGGTGGTTATCTGCCAGAATGCCCTTGAAGGCGAGTACGTAAACGGTGAGCGCGGGACTGTAAAAGCTTTTGGTAGGGATGCTTCTGGCGAGGATACTATTCGAGTAGAGAAAGACTCGGGCGATGTTGTTTCAATTGAAAGAGGTAGTTGGGAGAAACATGGGTATAAGCGGAAGAGACGTTCAGAGTTACCTGAGCCAAGTGAAGGTGATCAAGACGAAGAGGTTATCATCAAAGAGGCTGAGGCTACCTACCAGCAGTTCCCTTTGAAGCTTGGCTGGGGTGTGTCTATCCATAAAAGCCAAGGTCTCACCCTTGATAATGTTGCTATTGATGTTGGCAGCGGTTGCTTTTCGGCAGGTCAAGCATACGTGGCGTTGAGTCGGGTAAAGGACTTAAAAAATCTGTCGTTTGTTAGACCCATGTTGCCAGAAGATGTTAGGGTGAACCAGCAAGTTAAAGACTTCTATGGAGACTTATAATGGAATTAACTCAAGAAATTATGCGAGAGTTACTAGATTATGATAAAAATACGGGTGTGTTTATTTGGAAAGCTCGGGGAAGGCGCTGGTTTAAGAGTGAGCAAGGCTTTAAGGGGTGGAACAATCGCTTCGCTGGTACTGTGGCTGGCACTATACGTAAGAATGCAACAGACTACCCGACAATCCGCATAAGTGTGTTTGGGAAGCTTTGGCTGGCTCACCGACTAGCCTTTATTTACATGGGTGAGGCTTTGCCCGAACAGGTAGATCACCTGAATCGTGATTCAACAGACAACAGGTGGAATAATCTATCTGCAAGCTCAGCTAAAGAAAACATGAAGAACATGAGTATGCCAATTACAAACACAAGCGGAGTTACTGGAGTTAGTTGGAATAAAGCGAGAGGTAAGTGGGTGGCATACGTAGGGCTTGGTGGGAAAAATAAACACCTAGGCCTCTTCACAGACCTAGAGGAAGCTACCGAGGTCGTCAGAACATTCAGAGCAGCCAAAGGCTTCTCGTCAGGTCATGGAAAGGAACTTGCAAAGTATTTAGAGAAATCTGTTGACAGCTAAACCTTAACTGGTTAGTATGGCTTATCGAATCAACCAACGGAGAATAATTTATGTACTACTCACCTTTTTATATTATGGAAATCAGAGAAGAAGCTACCTTGGCAGCACAGAATGCAGCTTACGACTTCTTCCATGAAAAGATGGGCGGCGTTGATGGTGGCTCTTGTGGTTTCTCTTGGGTGGTTATCCGCGATGATCAAGGTAAGTCTATTCGAGGCAACACAAAGCTTGGTAAGGCTCTCAAGGCTGCTGGCATTGATAAAGCTTGGGATAAGAATTACCAAATTTGGAATCCATCTAACTTTCCTTGTCAGAACATTGACACACTGGAAGCAGGGTCTAGAGCAGCAGCAGAAGTGTTTTGTAAGTACGGTTTTAAAGCTTATGCAGGCTCGCGTTTAGATTAACTATTGACAAGGCACAGGGATGTGCGTAAGATTACTTTTATCGAATCAAGCAACGGAGAATATGATGAAAGCTTCTAGTGTGCGCCTAAGCAGTCTTAAGACATCTTGTGATTGCCACGAAATAATTGAGTCGATTATTTCAGACCCTAGAAATTTTCTCGGTGGTCTAAAGGATTGGAATTTAGGTAAGCCGAGCTTCTTCACAAAAGCAGCCGAGAAAAAAGTCCTTGCAATTAATACAAAACTTGATAAACTACTTGCTATCGAAGAACTTCAAGAAGGATTAGTTATATGACCCGTATCAACCTAGTAGACCCAGCGCAGCTTACAAGTAAACACCTTATGGCTGAGTATCGTGAGCTGCCTCGGATATTTACAGCAGTGTTGAAGTTACAGGATAACTTCTCAAGACCAAAGGATGTTGATATTCCATCTGAGTATGTTTTAGGTACAGGTCATATGAAATTCTTTTACGATAAGATTTCTTGGCTTGAACTGAGGTACAGGGCTTTATACAAAGAGCTAATCGAACGTGGGTTTAATCTTGATATTAATTTGTATAGTCAGGTCTTGCTTTCATCTGGAGATATTCAACCAAGGTGGCGTGGTGATTATACACCATTACCAGAAGAGATTTATCTGAACATGATCAGAATTTGCA